AGTACAGGCCAACACAGCACATGATTGTGTACAGCCGCGCTTGATGGTATAGTTTTATGAAACCCGGCTAGGTTGGGATTGATCCCCCGACCGAAAAGAGTTACCCCTTCTCCTGCCGCAGTTTCTTCAAAAGGGGCTTGAAAAAGCGGGAAATCATGCACTATTACCAATTCAGCATTGGCGACTATCGTGCCGCCACTGCACATTTGACCAATGAAGAAGATTTGGCTTATCGCCGACTTCTGGATATGTACTACGACACCGAACAGAAGATTCCACTGGATACCCAGTGGGTTTCCAGACGGTTGCGGGTGGATGCAAATGTGGTCAAAGATGTCTTAAGAGATATGTTTGTTGAGCATGAGGATGGCTGGTATCACGCCAGATGTGCCGATGTAATTGAGCAATACCACGCGATGGCTGAGAAGAATAGGGCCAACGGTCGCCTTGGAGGACGCAAAAAGAACCCAGTGGGTTCCGACTCGCAACCCATCGCTAAGGCAACTATAAACCAAGAACCAATAACCAATAACCAAAAACCAAAGAGAGAGAGCGCAACTGTCGTTGCTCGCCCACTTGATGTTTCTGAACAGGTTTGGCAAGACTGGTTAGCACTCCGCAAAGCAAAGAAGGCTGCTGTAACTGCAACCGTTCTTCTTGGTGCAAGGAAAGAGGCCATCAAACTTGATTGGCCTTTGGAGAAGTTTTTGGTTGAGTGGTGTACCCGTGGTAGCCAAGGACTTAAGGCTGAGTGGGTTGCCCCTAAACCAACATTTGCCCAACAGGCTGCTGACGTTGCTCGGTCCACAGTTCCTGCTCAACACACTGGACCTGACCCTGTGCTGCTTAAGATCGCGGCTGACAGACAAAAGGCCGTGCCGATGCCTGACCACATCCGTCAACAATTTAAGCAGGTTCTGAGGAAAATATGAGGCCGACCAGACAGCAAGCCATTCGTGAGTGCTTAAAAAAGCATCACTACGGTCTGACAAGGCAAGAGTTGTCAGACAACTTGGGCATACACATCTCGAACGTCAAGACGGCCATCAAGGGTATGCCTGACGTTTACGTTGACCGTTGGCAGATGGGCAGGCAAGGCGGCTATCAGAAGGTGTATTGCGTTGTTCACGTTCCTGAGGACTGCCCACATCCACATGATAGGGTTTACGCCAATACCAAACCAAAGACTGTTTGGAGACAATTGCAAGCATGACAAAAACATACGCACTTAAACGGCTGCTTGAACATGGCGAACTGTCTTGCAAGCAAATGATCGAAATCACCGGGTGGACGCACCGACAGGTTTGGGGCTGTTTGCAGCAACTGCAAAAGACACAAGTTGTCAGGCGTTATCCAAAAATGCAATGGGGCTTGGTTGACCTGAAGCCTTTTCCTTATGCAACAAACGAGTGACAAGTACATCCTTGAGCTTGGCGAAGCCCGAGTTCTGTTGTGTACATACCAAGTGACCAAGCAAAAGGTTCTTACTGATGTCAGGATCAAATACTTGGAAAAACTGTACGGCCCCGGATCGGTTGCAAGGATTCGTGGCTACATGAAGAAACTACAAGACGGAGAATTGGAATGACAACAGAACAATTTTTATGTTTAGCAGCGACTATTTGGGTTGCACCTCATGCTAACGAAAAATACGGTTTTTTTATAGCCTGTATTTTTTTGATATTGGCCGCTTGCATAGGATTGGAGTGGATATGACATGGCCTTTCCCACCACCATCTGGACCAACACCTTGGACGCGCAAGCAGATTCAAGAGTACGAAAAGAAAAAGCGTGAAGACGCAGGGGATGCGTTGCTATGAGTGACAATCTTGGCGGAGCGTTTAATCCAAAAAATTTAGCAATCAATTCGCAATCTCAAGAATTGTTTGTAAAGAAGTCTTGGAGCGGCAAGAAAAAAACTTGCTGGAAATGTCAAAAAGACAAAACGACATTTGGCGGTCATCAAAAAATCTTGGCTGGTTTTTACAAGTTTGTCTGCAAAGATTGCTTGGACTTGAAAAGCCAAAAAGAGAAAGATGGCGCATGAGATACGCAGCACGGGTTGATGCTAACCAAGCGCAAATCGTGTCAGCCCTGAGAGCCGCTGGCGCTTATGTCTGGATCATTGGCTTGCCTGTCGATCTTTTGGTTGGCTACAACAACCAGACATACTTGGTCGAAATCAAGGATGGGTCCAAAAAGCGTTTAACAAAGCTACAGCAGGACTTTTTTGAGTATTGGACTGGTGGTGTTCTTTGCCGCATTAACGGCCCTGAAGACGCTTTACGCATGATTGGGGTTTTATGAAGCCCGACATGAAAAGCCGCGAGCAGGAAAAGATGTATCACAGCATCATCGGTCAGATTGCCAAGCAGGCCATGTTGCACGGTAGCCGCTGGACGCAAGAGTCGTGGAAGCGATTTTTGATTGACCAGTGGGCACACGAGAGTGGCGAAATGAAGAGCATCAGCAAGATCATGCCAAGCATTGACGGCGAGCGTGTTGTCCAGCTGGGCCATCAAAGCAGACGATTCACCAAAGAGCAGGCAACTAGCTTCACAGAATGGTTGCTGTATTGGGCCAACACAAATGGAGTCACAATAGATGAAGTTCAATGAAAGCCTTTATGATTTTCGTCAGCGTCAATTGAACGGAAAAACTCGCAAACCATGTCGGACATATCTTGAATTGTCTGAATATTTGTGCAAAAAATATAACGTAACAGATGCTTATTTGCGCGGTTGTTTAAGAAGGCCTGATGCTCCAAAAATGGTTGTTCGGCACAGATCAACTGTCGGTGTTCAAAATTCTTGGTATAACCCGTCTGAATTTGTTGCTTGGTTCAAAAAGGTAATAAATGAAGAACGCAGAGAAGAAGCATAAGCAGGCCGTAGCAAGTCTTGGTTGTGCGCTGTGCCATCATTTGTACGGCGACCATGAACCCGGTCCTGTTGAGCTTCACCACCTGAGAGAAGGCGGTTGGGGCAAAGGCGACTACAAAACGCTGATTCCGCTATGTGTGGAACATCACAGAGGGGATGAGGGTTTTCACGGACTAGGCAGCAAAGGATTTGTGGCTTACTATGACATTACTCAGCAAGAACTGCTTGAGTGGACACTTAACAAGATAGGACAAAAATGAACTACACAGCCATCGCAGCGGCTATGAGAGCCGAGATTGAAAATCGCAAGATATGCTATATGCCAAACAGCCCCGGCGCATTTGTGCGGGACAGGCTGTTTAAGGAGTGTTTTTGGGAGGAAGCCGCTTGGTTTTGGTCGCACTATTGCAGCCGTAGCTTTGGCGATCCCGGCTTGGACAATCTGTATGTGCAGCTTGAGGCGCTTACCGCCAATGAAAAGATGCCTGAGTGGGGAACAAAAGGAACATGAAACAACTTCTTGAAGCATTGGACTTGGCGCTGGAGGCGTTGGAGGAGTTACAACCGGATGACGCATATCCGTATAGCTTGCAAAGCAAAGCCATCACCGCCATCAAGCAAGCCCGTGCAAAAGACGCACTATACAAACTGGCAGAGGAGTCTTGTACCAGTGGTTTGAGGCTTGACGATTGGGACAAAATCGGCTGTGTAAATCACGACTGCGATAAATGTAAGGCTGTGCAAGAGCCTGTAATTAAGCAAGGATGGGATGTAGACACGCTGCTTGACAAGCCCGCAGCACCTGTGCAGGAGCCTGTGGCGTACCGAAGTCGGCTTGCGTCTGGAAGCTACACATACTGCAACACACCTCAATTTTCCGACAACGCGGAACCCCTCTACACCGCAGCACCCGTGCAGCAAAAGCCGCTGTTTGCAGACATCATTGCCCAACACCCCGGTTTGGCTGAAGAACTGAAAGCAATGGATGAGGGGTTTGAGCTTGGCTATAAGGCGGGATTGGCCGCAGCACATCCAGCACCTGTGCAAAGCGCAGAGCGCGAGGAGCCTGTGGCGTGGATATTCAAGCCCAATCGTGAACTGTTGTGGCCTAACGAGGTAGAGCGAAAAAATCCGCTGGAACTTAACGAATACGCACCCCTCTATATCACCCCACCCGCAGCACATCCAGACATGGCATGGATTGAGCGTGAGAGGGCTGTTGGTTATCGTGAAGGCCACATGGCTGCATTGGCACAGCGGCAATGGGTTGGGCTGACGGATGAGGAGCGTATGGACATTTTGCTGAACTTGAATTGGGACAAGAAACTTTCTCATATGGACACAGCATTAGCCATCGAAGCCAAACTCAAGGAGAAGAACACATGAATGAACAAGAGCGACAAATGGACCTGCTTATTGCCGAGCTAGAGACAGAAAACAGACTGCTGCGAGCGAGAAATGAACGCCTTGAAAAAGAGGTCAGTCAAGCCACTGACTACAAGATTCGCCTGTCAAAAGCCATAGCAGCCATGCCATTTGGCGACACAGCGGCAAGTTTTGGTGTGTTTATCAGAGAGTTCAAATAGAATGTCGGCAGGAGAACCCACCATGAAATACGTCATTAAAGAAGCGCAAGAGAATGTCGTTGGCGACTTTGCCATGTGCTTGTTGAACGCAGTCACAGCTGCCCACATCCATCACTTTGGTACGGACAGCTACGCACAGCATGTTGCGCTTGGCGAGTTCTATGATGGCATTGAAGACTTGGCTGACAAGTTCATTGAAGCCTACCAGGGGAAGAAGTCGAAAATAATTTTCGCGGAAAAGGCACTTTTTCTGGGGGAAAATGGTCTGGAGCTTGTGCTGTACGTTGGGACAGAGATCGCCAAGTACCGCCAGATGCCCGGCTTCCCGCAGGATAGCGACCTGCAAAACATCGTAGATGAGTTGTCCGAGCAAGTCGCCTCCACCCTGTACAAACTGAGATTCCTGAAGTAATGTTACTCGTCAAGAAACAATCCGGCTGGTATTGGGGTTCGCAAGGACCATTCGACACTAAAGCCAAGGCGCTGGCGGTCTCTCGGGCTGCTTACGCTTTTGGCTACAAAGCACAAAGCAAAGATGTGCTGACCTACAGGGTTGATGAGGGTTTGTGGAAACCGCCATCAAGATTGCTCAGAAAATTTGAGCGAGCCTGACAAGAAAATATTTTTGTATTTTTTTAAGTTTCTCCGGAAAGGGAAGAATTTAGCCGAGCTTGCCTCGGTTTTTTTTTCCGAATTTTTTTTTCCGAAATGCGTAGTTGGCCTTTCGACTTTTCTGGCCCTAGTATTACTGTACGTTCATACAGTATTACAGGGTTTACCCTAATGGGTGCGAAAAACCCATATGAATCAACCACTTAGCGCGGGTTTCTCACGTTTTGCATGAAATCCCCGCCGCCTGCCGTCTCGCTTCGCCTGCCGCCTGCCGCGCTTTTGCTTTGCGCTGCCGTGCTGGGTTATCTGCCACGCCTGCCGCCTGAAACCGTGCCGCCTGCCTGCCGTGCTGCCGTATTAGCTGCCCGTTATGGCCTGCCGCCTGCCGTATCCCTGCCGCTTTGCCTGCCGTTTTCATGGCCTGCACTGCCTGCCTGCCGCCTGCACCTTATCGGGTGTTTGCGCTGCCTGCAATAGCCCACAAAGCGCCCATGAAAAAGCCCTAGGGCTTGGCAATGGCGAACCAATGCAACCCCCTAGGGCGTGTCGCTTTCACGGGTAAGCGGGAACCGTTGACGCAAGAAAAAAGCCCTAGGATGTTTCAGGCCGTAACCCGAAACCCCCTAGGGCTTATCACTTTTGCGGTGTAGTGGGAACCGTTAAACCTTAATAAAGGCTTCGCTGCGTTGACAGTAGCGGCGCAGCACTTGAAAGCAAGCTAGATATTCTGATTCGCTGCTGGGCTTCTTGCACTGCCTCATATAAGCCCTTGACGCGCTAACGTGACCTTCTCGCTCACTGTAAGCGGCTATTGTCTTGTCTCGTTCTATTTCATCCGGGAAAAACAAGACGGGGACAAGCTGCCCCCCGAAATTTTCTAGGCGTGTCTCAATTTTCATGCATAGCCCCTTCGCCCTTATCGCAAAAAGAACAATGGCCGCGCCAAAAAAACACTAAAACTTCACCGCATTCTGAGCAGGGCTTATCAAATAAAAAATGAAATATTCTTTTCATCGTGTCACCTCTTTAAATGCTGCAATGGCCTCTTTTTTGGTGTATCCGAAAAATTGACGGGTCACTAAATACCCGTCAATCACCCCGCTTATGCGCCATGCGCCCTGAAATGTTCTTTCGATTGTCATTTTTTAATCCTTCGCAAAATTTGCAACATAAGAAAAAGCCGTGTTTTTTGTTTTTGCGGCTTCAATGGCCGCTTTGCAGGTTTTATAAGCATTCGTTGAATACATATAAGCAAAAGCGCGGGTATGTTCTGAGCCGGGAACATTGGAATTCATCCTGAGCCATACATGAATTTTCCGGGCATACACCGGGCCAAAATGCGCCGTTCCTACTATTGGATTTCTCATGCTTGCACCTCATTAGAAATAAGAAAAGCGCGGCTTTCTTGCATCCATCCGTTACACGTTAAGCCGTGGCAAAGTTTATAGCCGATAGCGCGGCGGTTCTTTGCTTGTTCACGGGCCACGGCGTGAACGGTTGCACTACACCAGCGCCCGTCAACCTGAAAAATGCCGTTAGAACCTAACATTTCTATTGGTTTTCTGTGGCTATCGTCAAAGCGCGGCGGTATTGAGCCGGGAACATAGCCCGTGCTAAGTGTCAAAAATTGAATGTATTTTTTCATGGTGTTATTCCTTGTTCAAAATGGCTTCGATTTCTTGCATTTTTTGGGGGCTTACGTTTAACCAATTGGTTTCGCCGTGCTTGGTTCTTACCTTGAGTCGAATTTGACCGTTTCGCTCTTCGCTTGCGTTCTTTTCGGTTAGAGGCATTGGAATGGCCCGTATAAGCTGGGTATCTATGTAATTCATGGCAAACCCCTTAAAGCGCCGTTATGACGCGAAAGCCAAGCATGGAAAGGCGGCCTAAACCAGTTTCATTGTGTAGGCTTTGCCATGCGTTAGAGTTGCCGCCTTCAGCAAGACCAACGGCGCCCCAGTTGGCAAAGCGACAGCCAATTTGAGCCGCTTTTTTCTCAAATTGTGCGTGTTCTTCTCGCGTCATTGGTAAGCCAGAATTGGCGCGGCGTTTATATGCTTTTAATAGCGCGGCTCTTTTCTTTTCCCCGGCGGCTTCAACATGGCCGCAATGATTCGCTAATTTATAGCCTTCAATCATTGCCCCGGCCAAGGCGGCAGCGGCTTTGTCATAACCCCATCCCCCGGCCTTTTGTTGGTGCGTCAAAGAGAGCCATTTTTCGCCTTCTTTGCGTGACCATACGTCACATTGCACCCCGCCGCCTGAACCGTACCTAAATTGAACGGTTGCAACGTGCTCACCCTTTTTGTTCAAGACAATTTTTGCGGCGCTATCGCTTGATTCTCTGATCTGTTTCATGGCGTCTTATCCTTTAAAGTGAAAAAGCAAAAAGCAAAGCGCAGGCAATAGCTGCGACAAAAAGAACAAAGTAGGCCGCGATTTCTAGCGGTGTCGGTTCTTGCATGGCCTCAAGATCGCGCAGGTTTTGGTTATGGTGATGCATGGCTTACCCCTTAAACAGTCGCTTTGTAGATTGATTCCCACGAATCCATAAATGGCGTGACGGTGTAATCCACCACGGTTTCATCATCCGCAAGGCCAAAAGCAGAGACGGTGATGGAGCTAGTCACAATCGCGCCTTCCTTGTCACGGATTCGCAGCGCGGCTTCTTCCACGGATTCCACGCATTCCACAATGGCCTTATAAGAGACGCTGCGCTTCACTTCCCAGATTTCACCGTCATACACCGAGACGGTGTAGCCCATGCTCAGAGCGTGCTTGATAAGGTGTTTATATGCTTTCATGGTGTCTTGTCCTGTAGTGCATGGCGACTTTGCCATAGCTAGATTCTAAGCGTAAAAAATTGGGGATAACTTTGCCCACAATGCTTTTTTGTATAGGGATTTGCCCTAGGGGAAAGAATAGTTACAATGCCAAAACGCAAGAAACAGACGTATTCTTTTTTGAGATAGTAAGCGTGCATACTTTTCCCTGGTAACAAAAGCAAGCCCCAAAAAATGCCCACAATGCCGCGCCCTCAATGTGATGAATACCAGTGCAAAGCGCATAGCGTGAAGGGTTCGCGTTACTGTGAGACGCATACACAAAGCAAAGCGCCCACGATAGAACGGCAGGCCTTCAATGCTCAATATAAGACGGCAGCATGGGCAGCGATAAGGGCGCGGCAGTTATCAGGCTTTCCACTTTGCGCCGCCTGCCTGATTGACGGGCGCATAACGGCGGCATCTCACGTTGACCATGTATTTGCTTGGCAAACCATAGGGGCGCAGGCCTTCACCCGCAATTTATTCCAAAGCCTTTGTCCTGAGTGTCACGGCGTGAAATCAGGACTTGAGAAGCGCGGCATTTTCAGACACTACACCGACAAGGCGCAGGACTACACCGCGCAGGACTACACCTTCGCCATGCTGCAAGCGTGAAGCCTGCCTGCTCTGCCTGATTCTCGCGATTCATGCGCGTTTTGTAATGCTTGGGTTTGCAAGACGCTGCGCCGCGCTGCCTCATTCGCTCAGAATGTAGTACCACGGCGCTCGCTGCCTGCGCGGTGAGAACTAAAAGTACACGC